AAAATACTTTTAGGCCATAACGTAACAAGTGGCTTAATCTTTGGCATTCCATCTGCAAATGGATTTAGCTCTAATGCTGATGAATTAAAGAACGCTAGTATCTTGTTTGAAAATATGACCATCCGACCCAAGCAAGAAAATGTCATTGCAGGTTTTGATAAGGTATTGCAGTTCAACAAAATTTCATTAGACCTTTATTTTAGAACGTTAAAGCCATTAGAGTTCTTAGAGATTAAACCCGTATTGTCGAATGCTGAAAAAGAAAAAGAAACGGGAGTGCAAATGTCAGCTATTGACAACTTAGATTTAGACCAATTTGGAGAGGATATAGACTTAACAGAATGGGAGTTGATTGATTCTAGAAAAGTTGAAAGCATTGAAGAAGAAAGCCAATTAGACGCTGAATTAGAGGCATTAAATAAACCTAAAAAATCAATATTAAGTAAGTTATTAGAACTTGCAGGAGTTTCGACTGGTATTGCAAGACCTGATTTGAAAAGTTCAATGGATGGTAAATTATTTATGAGCAGATACCGTTATTCAGGAAATCCAAATCCAGAAAGGGAATTTTGCAAAAAAATGATGCGCTTAAATAAGCTTTATCGCAAAGAAGATATTGACAGAATGAGTACATTAAATGTAAATCCAGGTTTTGGTATGTCACCAGACCCTAACCAGCCTTATGATATATTTTTGTGGAAAGGAGGCGGCAAATTAAGCGATGCTTATAAGTTTGGAACTTGCCAGCACTTTTGGACTAGGGAAACTTATAAAAGATTCACCGATCCAAGAAGAAAAGGGGCAAAACAAGTTACGCCAGCAGAAGCAAGAAAAGCAGGAGAGATTTTACCAACGGTAGACAAGAGGGCATATGTTGCTCCACATGATATGTAATATGGCAACAGCATTATTTATAAGCAGGGACGAGCTAGTACAATTTACAGCGTTAAATGGTAACATTGATGCTGATAAATTTGTGCAATGGATAAAGGTAGCGCAGGATATTCATATTCAAAATTACTTAGGCACTGATTTGTTCAACAAAATCAACGATGGGATCGTAGCAGGTAATTTGGCTAGTCCTTATACTACCTTACTATCGAACTACATCAAGCCGATGGTTATTCATTGGGCGATGGTAGTGTATTTGCCCCAAGCACCGTACACATTAAGCGAGAAAGGGGCATTTAAGCATAGCAGCGAGAATGCCGAAACAATGGGGCTAGATGAAATTACTAGGCTTGTTGGTCATGCCGAGGACATAGCGCAGCATTACACTAGGCGGTTTATTGATTATATGTGTCAAAATTCGAGTTTATACCCTGAATATACAAGCAATAGCAATGGAGATGTTTACCCAGAAAAAGAAGCAGACTTTGGCGGTTGGATGCTCTAGGGGCAATTACAAACCAAAAGAGAAGCATATTGAAAAATTGAAAGTTTACCTTTCAAAATTAGAATCTAAGGATAAAAATTAAATATGAACTTAATAGATACATCTAGTTTAGTTGTAACTCCTAACGGGTATAAGGCTACAAAATTATACGCTCCTATACCTACGAGCGGTGCAGGGGATTTAACATTCTCCCGTACGGGTGATACGGCTACAAGGGTAAATTCAAACGGATTGATTGAATCTGTTTTAGCCGATAAACCTAGGCTTGATTATTTCGATGGAACTTGTCCTAAGTTGTTATTAGAGCCTCAAAGAACTAACCTAGCTTTGTATTCTTCTGATTTTACAAATGCTGCTTGGACGGGCAGGAATATCACACCCGAGGCGGATTTAGTTGCTAGTCCAGATGGTACGACAAATGCCGACAAGATAAAAGAAGATACTTCAAATAGTTATCATGATATTTATACTGGTGCTGGATTTTCAATAACGAGTGGTAATAAATACACGATTTCGTGCTTTGTGAAGGCAGCCGAAAGAACGGAATGCTATATGTGGTGGGGTACGGGGCAAGTAAGCAACGGAACGACAAGAATGTATTTCGATTTGGTTAATGGTGTGGCACTTAACAGCGTGGCTTTAATAACCACAAAAATTGAAGATTACGGGAGTGGATGGTTTAGGATTTCAATAACAGGGGTTGCAGGCACAAATGGTACTGCTTACTTATTTACTGGTCCTGCAATTGGGCAAACATTTAGTTACCAAGGAGTGAGTGGGAGTGGCATTTATGTATGGGGAGCGCAAGCGGAGGCGAGCGCATTCCCAACAAGCTACATTCCTACTACTTCCGCTACCGTTACCCGTAACGTGGATGCGTGTTCTAAAACCTCCGCTACTGCTTTAATCGGGCAAACCGAAGGAACTATCTTTTTAGATGTCAACCTTGACACGAGGGTTTCAAATACGTACATTCCATTACTTACTGATACGACATTGAATAACTATGTAGGCATCAAGGTTACAGATACCGCTTTCCTCTTTGAGGTGGTCAGCGGTGGGGTTACTACGTGCTCTATTAATTCATCCAATACAGCCACAGGGCATTTTAAATTTGCTGCTACTTATAAGCTAAACGACTTTGCTTTTTATATTAACGGTGCTTTGATTGGATCCGATACAAGCGGTGCTGTACCGGTATCATTAACTAAGATTGAAAACCTTTACTACAATGATAGCAACATCATTAAATTGAATGCCTTAGTATTGTGGACATCTAAGCAGTCAAGCGATGATTTAATCTCCTTAACCCAGATATAGCCATGAAGTTCTATAAATACGAGTTTACAAAAGTACAATGGGATAGCATAAAAGAAAGCATACAAGTACAAATGTACTAAGTAGCGTTACAAATGTAAATTTGAATACTGATTTAGTAGCCTCGGTTGTGGAGATTGGGTTTATGCCATTGGTTCATCAGGTACTAGATGCTGAATTGAATGTTATTACCAAGGCGGTTTATTCCAAGAAGTATTCAGTTGATATACTTTGGCAGGATGATGAATTGCCAGCCTTTGCGCAATACAAAATATGGTGCAATCCTTTGGGGATTCATTCCTTCGGCGAATCAATAGATGAAATGTACATAACAGAATTTAATACCAAATAACCGTTTTATTTTTATGACTACCGACGATAACAGCAACGAGCCATTTGGCAAAATATTAGTACTACTTACTTGGGCATTCGCTTGGATAAGTAATGACAGCGTTCAAGACATTATAGGTCTACTATCTGGCTTTGTGGCTATTACTTCGGGTAGTTGTGCTACGGTTTACTACATTGTGAAAACTAAGAATGCCCTAAAAGCAAAAAAGGAAGATGAAGAATAGATGGGATTTGAGGGATTTTGTTGGGCATAATGGCGTTTATTCGAGTGCAAGGCTAGTCTTTATCCTTACTTCGGTGGTAACATTGGCTGTATTTATTTATGATCACGAGAATCAAGGAGTTCAAAATATTGTCATTACGTTATTAGGGGCTTCGGGTATTGCCTTTACAGCTCCAAAATTTGCCAAATCAGAAACCAAAGAAGAACCAAAAGATGAAATTAACGCTTAAAAGATTCCATTTTGCTGATACTTATACCATTGGGAAGCTATTTATTGAAGATAAGCCATTTTGTGATGTACTGGAAGATGTGGTAAGAGATAAAAACAAGGATGGGGATTTGCAGGATGATGGCGAAGCTAAGGTTTACGGCAGGACGGCAATACCTTTTGGAACTTATAAGGTGGTTTTAACTATGTCTAATCGGTTTAAAGTTCTTTTGCCTTTGCTTTTGGATGTTCCTGAGTTTGAAGGGGTTCGCATTCATGCAGGTAACACGAGTGAAGATACCCACGGATGTTTGCTTGTTGGGGAGAATAAAGAGAAAGGGAAGGTATTAAATTCCAAGGCTACAATGGAAAAACTCATGCCAATTTTACGAATTGCCAAAGATATAACACTCAAAATAATTTAATATGGAAAAGTATTTAGGATTTATTAAAGCATTTATCACTATTGGAGTGATAGTTTTTTTAGCTTTTGCCGTTCATGATTGCGCTAATCAGGATAAAAATACCGACATTAGTATCACCAAAGATTCTACATATCATGCAAAAATTGATTCAATCAACCTTGTTGCTAGTAATATTCCTATGTATTACACAGACAGCGCAAGGTCAGAGGTATTACGCAACTATTCCAAGTACCGGTAAGACCTGCATTCCTAATACTTTGCTTGATAGCATGATTCATGATATTCAAGTGGGGAAGGTACTTAGGTCCAAGGATTCGATTTCAACGGCTTACATTTGGAAGCTAGAGAAAGATAATACCATTTTGCATACGAATGTATCAACGGTTGAAAAATCGTTGCTTAAAAGCGAAAATAAACGAAGCCGTAACGGGTGGCAAAGAAATACATTCATTGTAATATCACTTGTATTAGGTGGTTTACTTATAAAATAAGTCCGAGTTTCATTTTTTGATTGATTAAGTTTAAAATTTAAAGCCTCTTTCTTTTAGATTGAGGCTTTTTTGTGCCGTTTGAT